AGCCTATAGAGATAAGTTTGGAGATGATTGGAGAGACAAGATGTTAGAGCAGGCACAGTTAGCATGGATGTGTACGGAGCTTAATGAGGACGGGAGTGCTAAGATGTGGGAGATAGGAGACAAAGAGGAGTGGTTAGATGGAACAAAGTGATCATGATGCTTTTGTGGAGGCACAGTCGTACGCAGATGGCCTACTACTAGAGCTGGAGTTTAGTATGTGTGCAGCAGAAGTAGCATACTTACGCTACCTAGAGGAGGTGCTATATCGCTAGGCCAGCAGGAGAGAAGACAAGGTGTGGAGGTAGGTGGACTGAAGCTAAATTCAACTCCTTCATAAAGAATCAGCTTAGGCAGGCCACTAGAAAGTGGGCCCCTCTTCAAGATGTAATAACACAAGCAAGGACTCGGAGAGGGTTCTACATGTGTGCTGGTTGTAATGAGGAGGTTCCAGCAACCATTAAGACAGGGGCCAGAAGGCAGAAGAATATCTATGCTGACCATGAGCCTGCTGTGATAGATCCTGAAGTGGGGTTTACTACGTGGGATGAGTGTATCGAGAGGATGTTCACTGAGCTGGAAGGGGCACAAGCTTTGTGCCACGCTTGCCATTCGAGCAAGACTAAAGAGGAAACTGGTACAAGAGTATCTGCCAGAGGTTATTACAAAACTCACCCTGATGAGTACCCTGGTTATGTGGCTATGAAGGGGAGGTGCAACAACCCTAAGAAGTCAGATTATGGCTATTATGGGGGCAGGGGAATACAAGTCTGTGATAGTTGGACAGCTTCTTTCGCTAACTTCATTGCTGACATGGGGCCAAGGCCAGAGGGCCACACCCTAGATAGGATTGACAATGACGGGGACTACAGCAAAGAGAATTGTAGGTGGGCTACCTTCGAAGAACAGATGAATAATACAAGGCAGACTGTAACTATTGAGTTTGAAGGCCAGAAGATGTCCTTAGCACAGTGGGGGAGATATATTGGAGTTAAAGGACAGACTGTATCAAACAGGCTTAAAAACAAGTGGACTGTCGCAGAGGCATTGGGGTTTGAGCCCCGCCCATCTAGGGCAGAGGTTAAAGAACGTAAAGCTAAGGAGAACACATGAAATTTAGTTTAGATTATCTCCTAGAAGAGGAGGGGCCATTTAAAATTATGTCTGTAGACAGGTATAATGAGCTGATAGGTAAGCTAGGTGATGCAGAGAGAAGGGTGGAGTCGCTAGCTAATAGTAATGACTACCTACAGCGGCATGTGAGGAAACTAGAGGATAGACTTGATGAGCAACACTGACAACTATTACAAAGAGCTTAGCCTCTTTAACGACATAAAGAACAACAGCCATAGAGCTTGGAACAGACTTACCACCATTAGCAACCTAAAGGAGAAGGGACGTACTAGAGATGCTGCTGCATACCTAGATAAGTTAGATGATGTGGGACGTGCTGGTGTGGGGCTTATGCTCTTAGCTATTAAGAACAAAGGCATTGAAACTGTACGAGCTGAACTTAACAGGGGGCTAAATGAAAGCAATATTAGTTGAAGAGCTACAAGAGGCCATGAAGAATGCCTTAGTAGATGCTTGGAAGGAAGTGGAGGGGCTAAAAGCCAAGGCTGCCTCTGAGGTACGGATAGCAGAGATGGAAAGCATGTTGTGGGCTTTCGAGCTACGTAGTGAAGCACAGGAGATGCTAGATGAAACTACTAATAATTCCTGATACACAAGTGAGAAAGGGTGTGCCTGTTGACCACATCAAAGCTGCTGGTAACTACATAGTTAAGCATAAGCCAGACCATGTAGTGGTGATGGGAGACTGGTGGGACTGTCCGTCCCTCTCACGCTTCAACACCAACCTAGAGGCTGAAGGACAGAAGCTACAAGATGACTTGAATGCTGGGGATGATGCTATGATGGCACTTATGATGCCCATAATCAACTATAATGTTAAGCGTAAGTCTCAGAAGAAGGGGCCATACAAGCCTAAGCTTACATACATTGTAGGGAATCATGACCCACAAGTGAGACTCCCTAGACTCATTGAGGAACATCCAATACTTGAGGGATTCCTTGAGGACAAGACTAATGCCTTCCTTGAGGGACTAGGCTTTGAGGTAGTGCCCTTCTTGCAGATAAAGAACATCGAGGGCATTAGGTTCTCCCACTACATACAAAATCCTCACAGTGTTAAGGGGGCACCACTAGGAGGACAGATAGATACTATGCTCAAAAATGCAGGGCATAGTTTTGTTATGGGACATCAACAGACATACAAGATGGGGAAGCACTATCTGTCTGATGGTACACAGAGGCTAGGCATTGTAGCTGGTGCCTTCTATGACCATGAGGAACGCTACCAAGGGCCACAAGGGAACAAACATTGGAGAGGCATAGTGCAGCTTAATGATGTGAAGGACGGCTCAGCTGATGTTTGCGAGCTGTCTCTGGACTACTTGAAACGTAAGTATCTCTAGGAGTATTTATGACAACTAAGAATCATGAACTATACGACTTAGCACTAAGAGACAAAGCACTTATGCCAGTTATTGCCTATGGAGCTGCTGGCGTAGGTAAGACTTATGGTGCTGTAGGGGCTGCCATTGATTGGCTAGCTAAAGGAAAGAAGCAGAAGATATTGGTGACACGCCCTAATGTAAGCTTTGCTAAGGAGAGTGGACACCTACCTGGAACTGAGCGAGAGAAGATTGATCCTTGGGTGAGGCCCATACAGCAGAACTTTGCTGCTCACGGTGCTCACAAAGGACAACAGGAAAGCTGGGAGAAGAATGGTAACTTAGTATATATGCCTCTTGAATTTATCCAAGGGCTCACCTTTGACAACACCTTCATCATTGTAGATGAGTGTCAGAACATGACCTTCCAACAGTTGAAGGTGTTTCTAACACGTACAGGCAAGTGGTCTAAGGTGGTGTTGTGTGGTGACATAGCACAAATTAGTCCAAGATTTAAAGGGAGTGGTTTAGCTGAGTTGCTACAAATGATTGACTACTGTAAGATGAACGTTCACACCATTGAGTTTGGCTACCAAGATATTATGCGTAGTGAGCAATGTAAGAAATGGATAGAGGCGTTTGATAGATGGGAGCAAGCAGCGTGAGCATCTTTGAAAAAGACTACGTAAGAGAACAAGCAACAGGAATTACCTCCCACTTCTACATACATGGGCAGATAGAGGGTAGTGAGGACTATGTAGAGCTTCTCCACACGTTGTATAATGCAACTGATAGGGACATCATCATTCTCCACTTAAACACTCCAGGAGGCTACCTAGATACTGCTGTGGAGATTATCCATGCTATAGCTCAATGTGAAGGGCATGTCGTAGGGAGTGCTGATGGCCTAGTGGCTAGTGCAGGATCTCTCATCTTCTTTGCCTGCCACCAATTCATCCTAGGAGAATTCTGTGAGGTGATGCTACATGATGGCAGTGGTGGTAGTTATGGCAAGTTTAACGAGAACTTGAAGTCTGCTGAGTTTACATCTAAGCGTCTCTCTCACATCTACCATACAGTGTATGGGAGGTTCTTAGACGAGGAGACAGTGCAAGGTGTGTTAGATGGTAAAGATCTATACTTGACAGCAACTGATGTAGAGAAACTAATTGACAAGGCTATTGAGCAAGGAGAGAATGAAGGTGACTAGTATATTAATAGGAGCATCATGGTGTGCTCCATGTAAACAAGTGAAGGGATTTTTAGACAACAGAGGCATTGACTATGAGTATGTAGACATTGACACTGATGTAGGAATGGAGTTGGCTAGGGATTGGAGCATACGCTCTGTCCCTAGTATGGAAGTGGATGGTAATATCATCACTGGAGATAAGGCTATTATGGAGGCGTTTAGTGAATAGAAGCAATAAAATTTTGAGTGACGTAACTATCTTCAATAAATATGCTAAGTATGTTGAAGAGAAGGGAAGACGTGAGACTTGGGAGGAACTTGTAACACGTAACAAGGAGATGCACCAACGAACCTACCCACAGATAGCAGAGGAGATAGAGGATGCCTATAAGTACGTGTATAAGAAGCAAGTGTTGCCCTCCATGCGATCCTTACAGTTTGGAGGAAGACCCATTGAAGTTGCGAACAACCGCATCTATAACTGTGCCTTCTTGCCAATCGACCACATTGATGGATTCAGTGAGCTTATGTTCCTTCTCCTCGGAGGTACTGGAGGGGGCTACTCTGTGCAGAAGATCTGGGTTGATAAGCTCCCAACAGTTAAGGGAACTCTATCTGAGCCTCGAAGATTTCTCATTGGAGACAGCATTGAAGGCTGGGCAGATGCAATTAAAGTCTTGGTTGAAGCATACTTCCTTGGGAAGCAGGAGCCTGTATTTGACTACAGAGACATTAGAGAGAAAGGTGCTGCCCTTATTACTACAGGAGGAAAAGCGCCTGGCCCTGAACCACTAAAAGCATGTATAGATAAACTAAAGGAGAAGTTAAATGAAGCGCAAGGTCGCAATCTCAAACCTATTGAAGTCCATGATATCTGTTGTATTATTGCTGACGCTGTGCTTGCTGGTGGCATTCGTAGGGCTGCTCTTATCTCCCTCTTCGACAGAGATGACGATGAAATGTTACGCTGCAAGTCAGGCAACTGGTGGGAAGATTCCCCCTATCGGGCAAGAGCAAACAACTCAGTGGTTCTGCCGAGAGGAAAGGTTGAAAAGGAAGAATTCTATGAACTGATGAAGTTGGTTGAGGCTAGTGGAGCTGGTGAGCCAGGAGTCTATTGGACATCTAATGAGGAGTGGGGAACTAATCCTTGCTGTGAAATTGGACTACAACCATTCCAGTTCTGTAACCTTTGTGAACTTAATGCAGATGATGTACAGTCTCAAGAGGACTTAAATGCTAGAGCTAAGGCTGCTAGCCTTATAGGGACGCTACAAGCAGGTTATACAGACTTCCACTACCTACGTCCCATATGGAAGCAAACTACAGAGAGTGAGGCTCTCATTGGTGTAGGGATGACAGGGATTGGCAGTGGTGCTGTCCTTAAACTAAACTTACGGGAGGCAGCTGATGAAGTTGTTGAAGAGAATAAGCGGGTTGCTGCTCTTATTAATATCAACCCTGCTGCTCGTACCACTACTGTTAAGCCTAGCGGTACTAGCTCCCTTGTTGTGGGCAGCTCTTCAGGTGTTCATGCTTGGCATAATTCTTACTATATTAGACGAATGAGAGTGGGGAAAGATGAAGCACTATATCATTACATGCTTGAACAAATGCCAGAGTTGGTGGAAGACGATGTATTCAACCCTAAAGGAGCGGTATTGTCTTTTCCACAGGCTGCTCCGAGAGGTGCTATACTCCGTACAGAATCCCCAGAATCTCTCCTCGACAGAGTTAGGTCGATCGTGACTGGGAAAC